GGGGGGTAGGTTTCTTTATTATCAGAAAAGACAAAACACTTAGAAAATGAAATATGAAATATTAGAGATTGGAGAACATAAGATGCCAATCAGATTTGGTTTTAATGCATTAAGAAAATACAGTGTAATGACTGGAGCAACAATGAATGATTTAAATAAATTATCAGAGGGAAAAATGACTTTCAATGATGCGTTTAGTTTAATTTATTGTGGATTGGAAGATGGTTACAGAGCAGCAAAACAACCTTTCCATTATTCAATAGATGACGTTACAGATATGTTTGACGGACACATGAACTGTATGGAAAAAGCTTTTGAAATATTAGGAAGAGCAATGGTGGGAGATGAAGAAAAAAAGCCAAAGGCCAAGAGAGCGAAGAAGAGCTAACTTGGCCAAAACTTGAGAAGATAGCATTCGGACAATTGGGAATGAATGTTGATGATTTTTATGACATGTTACCAAGAGAGTTTTGGAACAAGGTTGATGGGTTTTATGAGTTGGAGAATATGAGGCAAAGAAGTGATTGGGAAAGAACGAGATGGAGCACTTGTTTATTATTAAACATCCAGCTTTCAAAAGGTAAGAGTTTAAAGCCTCAGGATTTAGGTAAATTTGAATGGGAGAAAGATACAACGAAAATTGATTTTGAAGATTTGAAAAATAAAGCAGAATTATATAAAAAAAGAATAGAACATGGCAAGTAAAGCAATTGGTTTTTTAAATTTCAAATTTGGTGCAGACTTAAAAGGGTTTGACCGAGCAATGAAAAAAGCTCAGAAGAATCTCAAAAAGTTTGGGAAGAATGTTCAAAGAACTGGGCAGAATTTAACTACTGGATTAACACTTCCAATTGCTGGACTTGCAGCAGTTTCATTGAAAACATTTGCAGACTTTGAACAGGGAATGCTTAAAGTAAAAGCAATTTCAGGTGCTACTGATGCGGAATTTAAAGCTTTAACTGAATCTGCAAAACTTTTAGGTTCTACCACCATGTTTACAGCGGCACAAGTTGCAGAACTTCAACTTAATCTTTCAAAGTTAGGTTTAACTCCAACACAAATAAATCAATCAACTGAATCAATATTGAATTTAGCTCAAGCAACTGATTCTGATTTAGCTCAAGCTGCAACTGTTACTGCAAAAATTATGAATGCTTTTGGAATGGAAGCAACTGACATGCAAAGAATAACAGACGTTATGGCTGATTCTTTTAGTTCCACAGCTTTAGACATGACTAAATTTGAAACTGCAATGGCTTCTGTTGCTCCTGTTGCAAAAATGGCTGGAGCTGATATTGAAAAAACAACTGCAATTTTAGGGGTTTTAGTCAATAATGGAGTTGAGGCTTCAACAGCTGGAACAGCTTTGAGAAATATATTTTTAGACTTAGCCAAAAGCGGTAAAACATGGGACCAGGCTATGAATGAAATAAATTCATCAACAGAACCTTTGGCAGTTGCAATGGATATGTTTGGGAAACGAGGAGCTAATGTTGCAACTATTCTTGCACAAAGTGGAGTTGAAATTCAAAACTTGACTTCAGACTTCAGGGATTCAACTGGAGAGGCTCAAAAAATGGCAGAAATTATGGATTCAGGGGTTGCTGGTTCATTACGAAAAATGCGTTCTCAACTTGAGGGAGCAGCAATACAACTTGGAGAAATACTTGTTCCAGTTTTTCAGGCGGTTATAAATAAAATATCAAAACTGGTTTCATGGTTTTCAGGTCTTTCATCTGAAACACAAAAGAGCATTGTAAAATGGGCGTTATTTATTGCTACTCTAGGACCTTTTTTAATAATTGTTGGAAAAATATCTCTCGGAATATCAAGTTTAATAGGTATTTTTGTGACTTTAAGAAATACTATTCTTGTTGCTTCTGCTTCATTTAAAATTTTTATGGCTTCAATGGTTAGAATGACCGCTGCGGGATGGGCGGCAAATGGAATGCTTGGTGCAATGACTGGAGCATTTAGAGTTTTAAAAACAGCAATAATGACCAATCCAATTGGAATCTTGATTGGAACACTTGCTCTAGCTGCGGGAGCTTTTTTATCTTATACTCAATCTACAATTGATGCAACTGTTGCAAATGATGAGTTTGAAGGCAGTGTTGAATCAACAGAAGAAAAAATAAAAAGACTTTCCAAATCTATTGGAGATATGGGAAAAGATTCTTTTCAATTACAAATAGAAGAGATTGAGGCATTAATAAAACAGATAAGAGGATTTGAAATAAAACCAAGTCAATTCACAAAAGGAGTTGCTTTAAGTGATGAGCAGACAAAACAAATTCAAGATTTAAACATGCTTCTTTTTAAATTGAAACAAAAACAATTGGAGGCAAAGCAAGAAGCTGATGAGTTGGCAAAAAGTATAGAGAATGTTGGGGAAGTAACTACTACAAATACAAAGGATGTTGATGAAAATAAAAAAGTATATAAAGCTTTAAATATAGAGTTGGCACATACTAAAAAAATTAATGAATCATTAATACCAAAAAAGACTATAAAAAGTGCTGAAGAATTGACCACAGTTTTCAGAGACCTTTCATTAGAACAAAAATTATTTAATTCAGGAATGGGAATGTTTGGAGATATATTAACCAGTTCATTGGATAGTGCTTTAACTTCACAAGAAAATTTCTTTGATGTGTTTGTTGCAAACATTAAAAAAGCAATACAAAGTTTATTAATTCAATTAGCAGTGATGACTTTAATAAAGTCACTAATGGGGGGAGGAACCGCTGCTTTTAGTATATTAAGCATAAAAGAAAATTTAGGAAGTATAATGGGATTTGCTGATGGTGGTTTGGTTACTGGTCCAACAGTAGGATTAATTGGAGAGGGAATTGGAACAACTGCATCAAATCCTGAAGTTATTGCTCCATTAGATAAATTGAAAAACTTTATCGGTGGGGGATCTCAGAATGTAATAGTTGAGGGAGTTATAAAAGGTAATGATATATTTTTAAGTAATAGAAACACAGGAACTAACAGACAAAGAAGCGTTTAATGGCATACGGAAAAAAATATGAAATTGACTACAAGTCAATGGCAAATGAGGGTTACACTTTAGAGTTTTGGGTTGATGGTTGGGCTGGTGCATCAACAGAAATCAATCTTGGAGGAAGTGGTCCTGAAATACAATACGAAACAGATAGTCAAGAAAAATTCACTTACATCTTAGCAAGTTCTTTAGATATCCCTTTCATTGTAGAAAACATTGGGATGGAAGATTTCATAACAGACTTAAGAGATGGAACTTTTGAAGAGCAGGATGTTTACGTTCATTTATTTAACTCTAGAGATACAACAAGGCCCGTTTGGAGTGGATTTATTATAATGGATTTGGCAGCAAAAGAAGATGTTTCCTTCCCTTATGAAGTAAAGTTAACAGCAATTGATGGATTGTCTTTATTAAAGGAAAGGCCGTTTGTTAGAGATACAAATACAGATACAGGAGCTGCAGTTGAATTTCCTTATAATTCAGGAGATGTTTATTGGAATGTTTATGATGATATAGTTGATTGGATTGAAATAATTTTATTGAAGACAGGTTCAGCTCAAACAGCTCAAGGACTTTCAACTAACTATACTTTTAAAACATCAGTAAATTGGTATAATGCATCAATGCCAACAGCAGGCCAAGCTGACGATCCTTTAAGGTGGACACAATGCAAAATGAATTCTTTATATTCAAAAAATGAAGATGGAATTTTCACTCCAAAATCAACTTATGAAGTTTTAGAGGCATTATGTAAAAGCTGGGGCATGAGATGTGTTTATTGGCATCACACTTTCCATTTTGTTCAAATATCTCAATATCAAATAAATGAATCGGGAACAACAGCTGCTCCCATTAACATACCAACTAGAGAATATTATTATAATGGTGGAGTCAGGTTAGATCAAGCTTATATTGGAACTACTCAACTTGGAAGATATGATTTGCAATTTGAGAATGTTACCAATGTAAACAATGCTGGACTTCAAAAATTAGCTGGGACTCAATATGATTATTATCCAACTGTGAAAAAAGTGATTGGAAACTTTAGTGTTTTTGAAGATGGAAATAATTTTAACGGATTCCCTGCATTAGACCAAACAACAGGAACAGGAATAATAATAAAATCAACTCCAATAGACACTTTTAAGGATGCAGCAAATGGGGATGGATGGTTTTGCCAGATTCCACTTAATTTTTCAAATATTTCCTCCATCAAATTAGGATTGTTAGATGTTCAAGTTGGTTTTTCATCTCCAAGAGTTTTGGATATGACAGTTGTTTTTTCAATTAGAGCAAAACAAACAGGAGCTGCTAGTTGGGATAAAATGTTGGTTGATATTGGGGGAACTTTATCTTGGATTACCTATGATGTTTCAGTAACTACTTTTCCATGGATAACAAATACACAGCCAAATATTCCTGTGGGAACAAGTCAAAGAATAATATTTGATTCTTCTCAGTATGCGGGGGGAGTTATTCCAGTAGATGCGGCTTTCACAGGAGATTGGGATTTTGAATTTTTTACTGTTACAAAGGGGATTAACTCAAACAGAACACATTATCATGGAACACTAACAAATCCAAACAACTCAGTTTTTCCAAACATAGCAAGAGCGGGAACTACAAATACCAATTTTGGATATAGTAATGTCTTTAATAGTTTTAACCAATACACTGGTATATTTGCTGAAGTGGCTGCTGGTGTAATTGGGGCAACCTCTATACAAAACCAAATAACAACTAATACAACGGATTCTTATTCTATAGAATTAAATGATTTATATTGGGGAGATAGTGCATTAACAGACATTCAATCAACTTTAAGGGTTTGGAATGGCTCTGCTTTTGTAAAGACTTCTGATGCTGGAGAGTGGGGATTGGGAACAGTTTCAGGAACAGAGGATTTTATTGTTTTATTAGCAAAAGAAGTAATGGCAAATCAAAGTTTTTCTTCTTTAAGAATGAATGTTTCTTCTGCATTAAGTGAAACAGATAAAGAAAATTCTGGTAAATTAAAGATGGTTAATCCTGTGGGAAGATTGAAAGATGTAAATTCAGAAAAATATGTATTTTTAAGCGGAACATTTTCAACCTTGAGAGATGAATGGAGTGGGGTTTGGTTTCAACAAACATATAATTTACCAACAGTAAACACTTTATCAGATGAAGAACTTGGGCCAATTTCAGGGCCTACACAGGGGGGAAGTGCACAGGGAAATATTTTTGGGATGGGAGCTCAGTCTATGATGCAGCCATGGGCCGCAACTACTATATCAACACAAATAACTGCTGGAAGTATAACATCACTCCCAATTGATGAACTTGGAACAGCAATTTTTGTAACAGGAGACAGAATTTTTGTAGATGATAGAGAAGGAAGTGGACAAAGAATTGCTTTTGAAATTAATGCTGATCAATCAGCGGGGGATACTACTTTAACTGTTGTAGCAAAAACTATAGATTTTGATTTAAGAGTTGGAGCTATTATTGGAATAGACAATGAAAATCTCATACAACAATACCAGAGGAAAACCGAAGGAACAATTGCTGGAATGCCAGTTACAGCTGATTCTATTGGTAAATATGAGTATAAGGGAGGAGTTTATTCTATTGTGGGAGTAGATCCAATATATGTAAAAGTTCTTCCATCTGATTTCATGACAAATGATGATGCATCAAGTCCAGATATAACTCCAGCTATTTTTAATGATGGAACAAATACAGGGGTTTCAGTTGAAAACACTTCTCAAGAATTAATTGCAACAGTAAATATTCCTTATGGAACAACAGCTACAGAAGTTGCAGTTTGGGGGAGTAACACATCAAAATCTGTTGAAATTTATGAGGCTAACATAGCTTCAAACGGAATAGGTTCAGCAATAGGAACAGGGACAACAAATGGTTCAGCAATTAGCATTGGAACAATTGCGGCAACTACTGTAAATTATTTAGTAATAAAGGTTTTAGTATCTTCCACAAACCACAGAATTTGGGGAGGGAAAGTAACATTAACACAAAATTAAAAATGAACGAAAAAACAAAAGATGTTCTAGAATTAACAGTTGCAAATGGAGGAGCTGTTGGATTAAGTTTGGCAGAAGTAAATGAAGTATTGCTTACTATTTCTATAATATTGGCAATATCTATTTCTCTAGTGAAACTTGTAAAAAAGAAAAAATAAACAATCAAATGTTAAAAAACAAAGACAAAATAATTATAATCTTTTAAACTTTATTTTATTTTTGACAATAACACAAATAATAAATTATGAAAATAATCTGTAAAATTTTATACTACATTTCATTTAAAACCATTTGCTTAGGTCACTGTAAAAAAAAGTAATGAAATATTTTAAAATAAAAGAATTTGATTCTCCTGACGTCAAGGGTTCGGGAAAAAACATGGACATCAAATTTTTAAGGTTCATTGATGAATTGAGAAAACGCTGTAAATT